AGGCGCTCCATCATGACCCTGAATTAGGGAAAGAGAGAGAATCTGCGCATCGATTCCACGGGAGCTTGAGAGGCCTTGCTGACCGCCCGCAAGGCGGTGGCACCAGCTGACTCGCACAACGTGGTCTGTACGCTTTTATTGAGTTCTCAATGAGCCTGGCGTTCCTTAGTGGGGCCTTATCTCCCCGTCCCACGCTCGCCATACCCCTGGATCGGACCTTAGGACTAAGCGTGTTACGGACCTGCCCACTCCGGCGTCTTAGTGATGCCTTCTGCGGTAGTGCTGTTGTCTTGCTGGTCTCGACTCTGAGGCCTGGATGGCCCCTCGGTCAAGACCCTTGCGATTCTCTTTGCCAGGGCTTGAAGAGAGTGGGTCGAGTGACATTCCCGAAGGTTGGCATTCACTTCGTTTCCCGCTGCCTTGCTTGCCTGACACCGAGAACACTAGGTCCTGGGGCGGGGAGGAAGAACAAAGGGAAGGTAAAGAACACATGAGCGCAGGGTCTGCTCAGATGAGCGACAGGGGGTGACTGTGGTGGAGGAAGACGCGCGCGTACGCGTAGGGGCGCACGCTGTACGCAAGGTATGCCTAGTAGTCATGTAAGCGAGCGCTTAGGTGACAGTCCTTCTCGTCACATTGACGATAACCAGAGCTTGTGCGCTTGTGAATTGAACATGTTCAACGATATCGTCCACGATTCAACGTTTCAGGCCTGTATCGTTGAACGTTCAACCTCTTGACGTCAAGACAGCCCTCATACCCATGCGTGGCCGCGTATACGTATGCACTCAGCCTCGCACGCGATGGCACATGCCCGGCTCGTTGGCAAGCCCCTGCCCGCTTGATTGCATCATGCATCTAGACATCTGTATGGATGACCGAATGTCCTGGTTTGCCTGGTATGTGACCCGGGGGTTGTTAAATGGCGGGAGAGTGTGAGTGTGTGAGACCCAACGAATTTCCAGCATAGAATCGCACCCTACCCGCCGGTAACATGGAACCCTGCCCTCCGGATGATGTCACTCTCCGTAGATCTAGACTCCCCCTCTAGATCACTCTCCGTAGAAAGTTTACAACGATTTGGTAACAGACGCACCAGACTGGCCGTTGTGCGCCTACCTCTATATATGAGACCTAATAAGACCTGATAGAGACCCCCCCCTCAAGGGGGGTCTTCCTGATAAGACCTAATACACTCCATCAGGTTCAGTCAGGTCTTGTTACGTTCTATTAGAAGGGATCCTTCCTCTTCGAGGATCTTTCCCCCGCTTAGCGCAGCGGCCCCTGAAGGGCCGCAAGCATCACCCCTAGGGATTGGCCGTGCTTGGGTGATTACCGCTTTCAGCGGTAGCTACCCATACCAGGCATGCTCTAAGGAGGCGATGTGGCGAAAGTTTATGTTGACGACGACGGCAAGATTTACAAGACTCCGCCTAAGAAGCCCGGACGGAAACCCTCTAAGGGGCCGAAGGTCAACAAGGCCACGATCCTTGAGTACATGCGCAACGGCCTTCCGGTCGCCAAGGCGATTGAGGACTTGGGTATCACCCAGCCGTTGATCCAGTACTACAAGCGCTCCGACCCGTACTTCAAGGAAGACTACGAACGTCTCCGCCTGATAGCGGAGACGGGTGAGAACAACGATGCCCGCAACGAGGGCATCGACTTCCCGGAGTTCTGTGAGCGCTACCTGGACACCAGGCTGTTCAACCATCAGCTTCAGTGGTACGACCTGCTTGAGGGCAGGGAGCCCAGGAACCTTCACCCCTCACAGACGTACAAGCCCGGTGATCCGGGCTTGATCATTGTGAACACTCCTCCGGAGCATGCGAAGTCCACGACCATCACGGTCAACTACGTGACGTACCGGATCTGCATGGATCCCAACGTACGCATCATCGTGGTCTCGCAGAACCAGGGTGTGGCCAAGCAGTTCCTCCACGCGGTGAAGGATCGACTGGCGGGGGCGAACCCCGCGTACCGCAAGCTCCAGGCCGACTTTGCTCCCAATGGCGGGTTCGATGAGAATTCGGCCGCATGGGCGGCCGACAAGATCTATGTCAACTCCGAGATCCGTGATTCGGGTGAGCCGACCCCAACGCTTCAGGCGTTGGGTCTTCAGGGTCAGATCTACGGCAACCGCGCCGACCTGATCATCCTGGACGACACGATCACCGGCAAGAACGCCCACGAGTTCGAGAAGCAGATCAACTGGATCCAGCGTGAGGTCACCAACCGTCTCACGTATCCGGGCGGAACGCTTCTGCTTGTGGGTACGCGTCTTGCTCCGGTGGAGCTGTACTCGGAGATCCAGAAGCCCGAGTGGTACGGCATGGCTGGTGAGTCCCCCTGGACCTACCTGTCCCAGCCTGCGGTGCTGGAGTACGCCGACGACCCCAAGGATTGGGTCGTCCTGGCTCCGTGGTCCAACCGCCCTCCGGTTTCGCACAGCACGCGAAAGCAGGTCGAACCGAACGAGGACGGCCTTTACCCCTGGCACACAGGGGAGATCCTCTACAAGCGCCGCATGGCTTCGTCCCCCGCCAACTGGGCGATGGTCTACCAGCAGGAGCAGGTGAGTCCCGATGCGATATTCAAGCCTGAGCTGGTCAAAGCCAGTATCGATGGAATGCGTGCGGCCGGGACCATGTCCCGAGGGGCCCCGGGTCATCGGGAACACGGCATGGAGGGGCTACACGTCATCGGAGGTTTCGACCCTGCTATCACTGGCCATGCTGCTGCGGTCGTACTCGGTGTCGATCGGATGTCAGGTGTGCGGTGGGTCCTAGACGTATGGACCAAGCCGAACCAGAAACCTGACGATCTCTTCGACAAGATCAAGGAGATGACGAGCAAGTACCACATCTCCGAGTGGTCGATCGAGAAGAACGCCATGAACCTGATGGTGACGCAGAACCGGGAGCTGAGGAACTTCCTCGCTTCCCGGGGGTGCCAGCTCAGGGAGCACTTCACCGGGTCGAACAAGAACGACATCGACTTCGGTGTGGCTTCGATGGCCTCACTGTTCGAAGGGGCGAAGGAAGGCAAGGGCCTGATCCGTCTCCCCTCCCGCTCGGAAACCGAGGGCGTGAGCGCCCTCGTGGAACAGCTCTGCTCCTGGTTCCCCCAGTCGAAGGCCAAGCAGGACACCGTGATGGCTCTGTGGTTCGCAGAGACCCTGGCGCGGAACCTGGTGCACAACATCGAGCAGGTGTTCCACACCAACTCGCAGTACCATTCGCCCCGAGACCGGGCGAAGAAGATAACTATCGATCTGGACTACATGGCAAACCAGGCCATGGCGCAAGGCCAGAGGACTTGGAGTTGACATGAGGTTCATCAGTCGAAGTGAGATGGGCTGGCCCGCTACGGCCGCCCGAGTCCAGCCGATCACGCCCCGTGGTGTCAAGGTGCACTACGAGGGGGATGCCACCGAGCAGCCCCCGCATTCCGGGTGCGTGGACCACTGGACCGATATTCGGGAGAGTCACCTCGCCAACCGAGAGGAGAACTATTCGGATGTTGCATACAATCTGGCGGTCTGCCAGCACGGCTATGTCCTGGAGGGACGGGGGTACGGTCACCAGACCGGAGCCAACGGCAACCAGGAACTCAACCGCAACCACTATGCAGTCTGTGTTCTCATCGGCGGTAGCCAGCAGCCTACGACTGAGGCAGTCGCAGCTCTGAGGGAGGCGATCCAGTATCTCCGCGACCACGGCGCGGGTAGCGAGATCAAGGGGCACCGAGACGGTTACGCCACCTCCTGCCCCGGTGAGCCTCTCTACGCTCTCGTGAAGTCGGGGGCCCTGGAGCCCAACGGCTCCGGGTCTTCCGAGCCTGACTACGAGCCCTTCCCCGGTGCGAGCTTCTTCTACGACGGTCACCGTTCCCCCGTCATCCTGGCGATGCGGAACCGGCTGATCGACGAGGGTTGCAACCTGTACCGGTCCAGCTCGGACAAGGACGTCTGGGGCAGCGGGGACAAGAACTCGTATGCCGCGTGGCAGCGCAAGCTTGGCTACTCGGGCAGCGATGCTGACGGCATCCCTGGCCCGACGTCTTGGGACAAGTTGAGGGTTCCGAACTCGTAAGGAGGTAGCATGGCCCGCACATTCGAATCAATCACAAGCAAAGTCGAATCACTGCGTCGTGCCGCTGCTGACCGCGATCAGCGACACCGGGATGTGCACGATGTCCGGTCGGGCGACATCGACACGGTGATCCCCGGCTCCATGCCCGACGCCTGGCCCAAGCCGATCGTGGCCAACGCGATCGATACCTCCGCCCGTGACAGGGCGGAGATGATCGGCGTGATGCCCAGCATCAACTGCTCAGCTGGTGTGATGACCACGCAGAAGGCGAAGGCCTTCGCCTCCAAGCGCACCAAAATCGCGGCCTCCTATATCCAGGAGTCCGGCCTCCGGGCCGGACGTCAGATCACAGCGGCTGACCACCTGGAGACCTACGGCGTTCAGATCTACAAGGTAGAACCGGACTTCGTGAACAGGCGCCCTCACATTCGGGTGGAGAACCCGATGGGCATCTACCCCGAGAAGGATCTGTTCGGACGCCTGACTTCTCTCGCGAAGGTTTATCGCGAGGAGGCGATTCGCCTCGTGGCGAAG